TTGGCCGAGGATGGGTTGCAGGGCGGCGTTCACGCTCGATCCGAGAGCGAAGGCCATGTCTTGAGCGTCTTGTTCCTTGAATCCCTTCGATTTCAACGCCGTGTAGGCGTTTTGAGCGGCGATGTCCGCCGGAGATGATGGAGCTTGCTGCTCAGGTGCAAATGCGTTTCGCATCCGGTCCACCTCGCTCTGGTACTTCCGGGCGACTTGCTCGGTTCGTTCCAGCTTTTGCCGAAGCTCCTCGATCTCTTTCGACTGAGGAGGCGGTGTCGGCTGCGGTGGCGGTTGCTGCTGATTTGTCGGGGTTTCGTCCGAAGCGATCACTGGCGTCTGCTCCGAAATACCTTCCGTATGCGTGATGTCTGCCATATTATTTCCTAGGTGTCAATCCCTTTTTTTTGAGAATCTTCATCCGGGGATGTGGCGGTTGAAGCTCTGAGGTGGTCCAAGATGTTTTTCCAGAAGCGGCATTCGTCGGCCGCTCCCTGGTCCTGCCGGATTTGGTCGATTGCCCTGTCCTTGGTGGCGCATCGTTTCATCGCGGCGATCTCACGCTCCCCTGCCACGGCCTGAATCAAGATCAGAAACCGGGTGTTGGATGCGAGTTCTCTGGCTGTTTTCAGGTCCATGTGGGTTCCTTGTTGGTGACTTCGACGTTCTGCTTACTCAAAATCCGCCCCATATGGATCACAGCAACCTTGTGTCCTGTGCCTCCCCACTCGCGGCGGCCAGTGCCATAGCTCCATCCGAGATATTCCAGCGTAACGACGGGCACGCCTTTCCCATAGCCATTGCTAAATTCAACCGATCCATATTTCTTCCCTTCCAGCCGCGACAGAATCCACCTTTTCGGGGTTCGGTATTCCTCGCGCTTCTCTCCGCTGGCGATCATGTCGAACCACTTCCGTTTCAGCGTGAGCCGAAGGACAGCAGAACCAAGCGGTGGAGATAAATCCCCACCCGGCGCGTCTGGGGCTTCGGTGGAGCCGGTGGTGGTTTGTTTGGTGTTTTTGGTCATAACGTTTTGTTGGGGTGGGGATTTCTCACCTTGTCGTTAGGTGCTTGCAGTGCTTTCGGCACGTCGTCCTTTTCGAGAGTCTTTTTGAAGCCGAAATTCCCAGCGACGTGGAAACAGATGATGCCTTCGGGTTTCAGAAAGCCGGGAGCAGCCTTGCTACCGTTTGCGCGTAGGTCAGCGATTGCCGCTTCGCAGGCGTCCGTTGTGAAGATGTCGCGATACATCACAGGCACGAGCGAGCAGCACGCGGGCAGCACGTCTTGGTATTTCTCGATGCGCGGGTCAGCGGTCGGTATGCGTTGCGGCGTTTCACCAGCCAGACACCATCGCGAGACGTTGAACAGACTCCACCGCTTTTCGGTCATGCCGTATTTTCGCTGGATGCCTTGACCCCACCATTCGCCGAAGTGACGCCCGACGCCGAGAGTCATCAATTTATCGCGGTGAGCGAGTGCCCACGCCGCGAATCCGTAGTTGTCCTGCTCTGGAGTTATCCATCGCGTCCGGCTTCCAACGAGCAGCTTGCCATCTTCCGTTATGCAGACTTGCGCGTTTGTGCCGTCGAGCTTTTCCGTGATGATGCAATCGCGGGACAGCCGAGTGATTTTCGGAAATTCCACGAACGCACCTAACAAAGCGCCGGAGCCAACAGGAGCCGCGCTTTCGGTTTGAGTTGAGTTTTGTTCCATAAGTTTCGTTTCTGGTTTACTGGCTCCTGTGGCTCACCTTGTCGTTCGCTGAGGATAAACGCTGTTTGTACCATATCGGCCACCACATATCAGTCGTAGCCAGCGCAACTCCTAACCACGATCCCAGCATCATACCAACCATAAACGCAATGGCGGCGTCAGGCGTCATGGGTGCTTTTTGCGATTCACGAATGAATCGGTGGTCCGAACGCTCTCCACCCCAGCAACACAAGCAGGATGAACAGAAGCAATGTGCCGCCCAATGGGCGAACGTTTGCGCCGGTCATCGGCCACCCCGACCAAATTCCGAATACCAGCCAAAGCAGCATCAATATCCAGTAAACGAGTGCGATTGACATTATGTTTTCTTTCTGCGCATCTAGGCGCTGTTGTTTTGTTTCCCGACAACTGGAGGCGATTTATCCACCTCATCAATTAAAATGATTCCTGAATCCGGCACCAAACAAACCCGGTCTCCATCAAAGTCAAAATACGTCCCCACCATGCGCGACACAAGAACCTTTTGACCGGGTTCAATAGCCCAATGCGCCTTGGGACCAACCGCCACAACGTCCGCTTCGACGGGTTGCGGCTTATATTTGTCGGGGATATGGATGATCCCTTCCTCTTTCCATTCGCGGAACCTGACCAGAACCTTATTTCCGATGACGTTTATTGTTGGCATAATCAGACAAAGTTTGGGTGGATTGGCACTTGTGCCGGGGGTTGTGTTTTCATTCCATTTACTACTTGTTCGAGGATCAAGTTGCTTTGGGTGAACACGCACCCGGGGCAAAGTTTCTTGGGATCCACAAGGGATTCCACCGGCCGCTTATACAGTTCGCCAATCTCATCCCATCGGCACACCCTCCACGGCTCTGCAAACTTGTGTCCAGCCGCTGCGTTGAGAACGCAACTGTCGCACGGGTAAACGTATCCATCGCTATTTAAGACCGGGTGAACGTATCCTAGAAAACATTTGTTCGGCGCTTGTGGCGGCTTGTATTGCACGAACACCACGTCAGGGTCAATGGCATTTGCCACCGCTTGAAGTTCCTCGCATCGGCTGGCGATTAAATCCGGTTGGTTACAGTTCGGCAGGAGACGCACGTAGCGGGGGGAACATGCGTTCACGTATCCCGTGATCATGGATTGTATCCATGGCAACCGATCCTTGCCCATCTGGACCCGCCCCTTCCCGCCCCACTCTTCCGGGGTCGCCACCTTGCCATGGTTCGTCTCGGCAGGTTCCTCGTAAATGTCATGGTAAACATAGCTGAATCCGAGAGTCGTAAGGTCGCGGTCAATGTCTGGAACGTAGACTTCGCGCTCTTTGTGATCCAGTCCGCTCATGGAAATGCGAATCCACTTGAACAAGTCCAGCGTTGACGGGGCGACCGTGCGCCAACTATTTCGTCCGCTGGCATACGTTTTCAACGGCATCCCGTTCGTGATCAATCCGATTTCAAGACCCCTGGAGTGAATCATCCATGCCAGGTCGTTGAATCCTTTCCCGGTGTCTCGGCACCGAAACAAAATCGGGTTTCCGCCACCGCTGATAATAACGGACTTCAACCCAATCGGAACCAATTGATCGAGGTATCCGGCAATCTGTGAAAGCGAAAGCGCCTTCCCGTCTCGGGTGACAACCGAACAGAATGCGCACGTGTGCTGGCACACATCAGTCGGCATCAGATGCGTGACAATGGGCATCCCCTGACCATTCCTCAGCTTTGCCATCGCCTCTTCATGATGGAAAAACTTGTGGCCCGTGCTTGTGAATGAGTGTTTGAGCTCCATTATTTCCTCCCGATCATTACCAGCGAGAATTTTGATCTGTTCAAAACGCCCTTGATTATGTCGCGCAATGGGTTTTCCCCGGTTGTCGCGTCCGGTTCCCATTGGCGAATGGATTCCACTTTGAACCCAGCCCGAATGAAGTATGCCCACACCGAATCATCCGCAAGAATGGCGTGGTGCTCATTGAACCACAACGCGGCCTCGAACCATGTCGGAATGGGGTTCTTGGGATCGGTGATCCCAAACAGCTGATGCCAGTTCTCGTTGCGGTCATCACGATAGACCGACCGAAAATAAGTGACATCTGGAACGCTCACCACAAGAAGCCCGTCCGGCTTGAGAACCCGCCTCGCTTCCGACATAATCGCCGATCCAACCCGGCAATCGAAATGCTCAATTACATGGCTCGCCAGAACCGCATCAAACTCATTTTCAGGGAACGGCCACGGCAACACCGTGATGTCATGCTCAACGTAGTTGGGTTCCTTGTTGATTTCTTCAAGCTCACCACCAAACCGCTCGTCAGTCGAAAAGAACTTCTTGAGCGTATCCACGTTCGTCCATGGATTTCCGAGCCGGGTTGCTCCGCATCCGATGTTGAGAAGTTTCATTCGCTGGGAATGTCTGTGTTGTTGCAAAGCGCGTCGTAAATACGAACGTCATGTTCCCGTTGCGCCGGTTCCTGTGGCTTCCAGAAGCAATGAAAATGATCGTGGTAAAGCGCGTTTGTAAGCTCCTGATTGAACGCAACATGAGACGGTTCCTTGCCCGTGTCACCGAACACAATTCGTTCATGCATTTTCACGTTTGACGTGTACCGAACGCGGGGGTCGTTCTTGACGATCCGAAGCTGCCAGTCTGGCTCGACGGTCTGCCAGTTCTGGGTGGGTCGTTTCATGGAGTAGTCGAACCAATGACGCCTGGATGTACGAATCGCGAACGCTCCCGGGGTTTCGATCACCTTCCGAAGCAATGCGCCCTGGTTGTAAATCTTGCCTTCATTGATAACGGTCAAATTCGGAGCGTCGATATCGGGATACTTTTCAGTCCCTTCACACGTCAACGCTGGCATTAGTGGGAAAAACCGTTCGTCGGCGTCCATGATCATCACCCAATCCGTCATGCTTTCGCGAATACATTGCGTTCTGACCGCCCCGAAGCCTTCGTTGATGGACGACATGCAGATACGCACGCCCCATCGTTCGAGGATTTCAATGGTGCCGTCGTCCGAAAGCTTGCCGTTCGGTCCCGCATGGACTGCCGTAATATCGTCGAAAAACGGGGCCGCGTTCTCAAGCAGGCCGGGCAGCGCCAGTGCGTCGTTGTATATGTTGAATGTTAATCCGATTGATGCCATTTTAGTTTGACCTTTCCATAATGAAAAATCCGTAGCCGGTCGGGGACTCTTCCGCTGCCGGTTTCAGGCCGGGATAGAAATATGATCCCGACACCGTGAAGTCTGTGCTTACGCCGCTGAGTGCGCGCATCCACACGTCAAACGTCCATCGCAAAACATGCGTTTCGTCCAACTCCTCTTTCGGGTGGATAAACTTGCCATTCGCGTAGGCGAGCGGGACCAGAATGAAAACCTTGGCCCGCGCCATCGCGCACATTTTACGAAGCAACTCGGGCAACTCATCCTCCTGCACGTGTTCGAGTGTGTTCAGGCTATATACGAAATCATAATTACAATTCCACATTTTATTTGAAACCCATCGCTTCACGTCCGGGTCGCAGTTCGCAATGGCCCACTCAGAAATGTCATATCCCCATGCCTGAATCCCAATCTGCTTTAGCGCCTTGACCGCGTAGCCACGGGCGCAACCCACATCGAGGGCGCTGTCTCCAAACGTCATGCCTAATCGCCTCGCAAGATTGATTGCCATGGGAATCGTCAACTCGGGAAGCCATCGATAATTTTCGTAATTTGACAACCCCGTTGTCCGTCCGCAGAGGTAATAGTCTTCTGTGAATCGATTGCTCATAAAATATTCTTTATCGCCGAAACGATCTCATGGGTCGTGATTGTCGCCAACGCCGCGCAGTTGTCGGCCCGAACATATTCCGCTCCGGCATCCCGGCATTTGTCAATTGGCGGCTTGAATGAATGTGTCCGACATGGCGCGTGCGGACATCTCCCCTGCAATGCCGTGTGATTTTCGTAATACAGAATCCTGTCATCCGGCGAGAACGGTCCCCAAAGACTGATCGCCTTGACTTCCCCGGGGAACGCCGCGCACAAGTGGCTGATGCTGGAATCGGGGCAGACAACCGCTTTCGACTGCCGGATGATCGGGATCAACTGCCGGAAATGATTGGTCCGGTTCGTCAGGTCAACGACGTGCGAGAGACTTGGTATCTTGTCCTTTGTTTTGCCAACGACCACGATTTTCGTGTCCACCCATTGTTCGAGCAACTTCGCGGCCATGTCGGGCGGATACTGGCGCACGGGGTTCCCGGCGTTCCATTGGTAAACAATATACGGCTCCTCACCGATGTAGTTGCGCCATTCCGAATCCCGTTTAATGTCCGTCGTTCCGATATAAATGTGCGGACGCTTAAACTCATTGGGAACATCCAGCATCCCGCCGAACGCGAACATATCGTCGTAGGCGTTCCCCTGTTCTTCTAGTCCGTTGCATTCCAGCATGGACTCAAAAAACAGGTGGTAATCTGATAATTTAGCCGTTTCAAACGGGACCGCTCCCGAACAGAAATCCACGTCAGGGTTGTTTTCCCAGACTTCGGACACACCAATACCGCACGACATGATGACGTGCGCCTTCGGCCATCGCGTTTTCAAATAAGCCGGAATAGCGGTCGTCATCAACTGATCTCCAAACGCCGCGTGCCGGTAAATACACAGGGTTTTGGCGTTCAAATCATGGCCGGAATATCGGCGCTCGTATGAATTGAAGTTGCTGGCCTCGACCGGCTTCAAGTCGTTGCTTCTCAGGGCGTCGATAATGGCATCCCCTTGGCTGATCGTCACCACGTACCGGGCGAACGGGGCGAGCGAAACGCCGTCGTGCGTAGCGGTAACGGGCGAAGACAGGATCACCATGGCTCTACTCGTCGTCTCCGATGATCTCCGCCACGATCCTCGACGCCTCGATCTCACGCATTTGCTGGCGCTTGAGCCGTGCGCCCTCCAGACGGACAGACCGGCGCTTCCGCTCATCGGCGGTCAGCTTGAGTCTCTTTCCCTTTTTGAGTCTGGCAAGGGCCTGCGCGTTTCGGTTCATCTGACACAGATTTCTCACAAAACCGGTTTCGTGTCCATGAAAATCTTCACGGGCGCCGAATTAATTTCCGCCCATGGACCGGCCCGCCTCTTGCTGGAACGCCCTGCCGGGGCTTGTGGGCGCCGTGCCGCTGGACGCCCTGCCGGGTCCGGCTTTGCCTGCTTTCTCATCGGCTTGCGCTGTCAGGGCCATTTGCTGTTGCATGATCTGCGCCCGCATTTCCTGCATCTGCTTCATCATGGCCTGCTGCTGTTGCAACCCAATTCGGTCAATCAGGATGGGAATGTTCTGAGGGGCGCTCTTCTGCCAATATGGATCTTTGAGCGCCTGTTGGAACACGGTCAAAAACAGTTCATCGGGATCTTCCGGGGATGGCGGGACGGGTTCGCCGTCGCCGAGGATGCGGGTGACGGTCTGCATCGCCTCCGCTTTCGCCTGTTCGTATCCACCGTCATTGATCACTTCCTCGATTCCTCTGATTCCCATGAGTTGCGCCAGTTTCACGATTGCGCCTGGGGTATTCAGGTACTGCGCAAACATTGGGTTGTTGCCGAACGTCTCGATAAAATACCGGGTATTTTGTTGCGCGATCATGTTGTCCATCACGTCGCTAGCGACATCCGTCTCGATCTCCATGTTCGGGAACCATTCCAGTCCTGTGCGTTTCCGAATCCAATCGCGATCACCCCACTTATTGAGATTGTCCAACATGAACTCGGCGTAGGCCCCGACGAACTGTCTATTGAAAGAATCAATGTCAACTATGATTGGTGTTCGCGCCGAATCCGCCGCCGTCATAATCTCGGAGGCAGCGCGCCTGCCGCTGCTGACCTCTCCAAGCAGGGTGTCGGTGGCACCAAAGATATTTTTTATCTCACCCTTCATCATTTGCATGTATGGGATGAGCGTGATTGTCTCATCGTAGCTCTGCGCCTCCGCTCGAACGGCGTCGGATGGGTCATCAACAGGGATGTTTGACCCCGGTTTGTTCAGGTTTTTCGTGAGCAATCCGCTGGCGTTCGTATTGACTTTCCATGGACGATTGATCGTATAGTTTTTGCTGTCGTGAAACTGTTCCTGTGCCGTGGCGAGCTGGTTGTAAGCGCCCCATGCGATTTCTGACACAGAGACCGGGATTGACATGCTGGTATCCTCGACCTTGTGAACAATACACCGCAGCGGAACCTTGTCCTTTGCTGTCGGGTTTTTCTGAATGCGAAGGCAAATGCCGCCCCGTTGATCCGGGTATCCATACCACTCCACGATAAACCTTTGGGGCCTGATGAATGCCTTCTGTGGCGTGCCGTCGGGGCCGGTCACGTCAATCGCTTCGTTTGTGATTTTGAACTTGCCGGTCTCGTCTTGGTAGATCGGGAGCATGGCAAACGCCGTGTAAAGCTGTTTGACGGTCGTGACGGGGCGTTGGCCCGCGCTGCTGTCTGAAATGCCGTATCGCGTCTGGAGAAGCGCGGAGGCATATTGCATGTCCTGTTTCGACATGGCGTAGAGTGTCGATGTTTCAGAGATCGCATCGTCAATATTCAGCCATCCGAACGGATTGACCTGCGGTTCGTATTCGTTTTTGAACAGCGCGGATTTTGTCACCATTCGTCGTATGATCGGGCAGTCCTGCGATTCGATGGGCGAAACCGACACTAAATAATCAATGTAAACCTGATCGATATTCAGTTTTTCCGCCCGAGTGAAGAACGTCGAGGGAATCAATACGGGTTGGCCGGTGGTCGGGTCCATAACGGCCTCGAATCTCCTGTCATAGTCGTATAGTGCCCACGTATGACTGAATTTTATGTAGTCGGGATAGCACTTCCGATACGTCAGACGCAGGTCCGACTTGTTTGATTCCTGCCCCAATCGTTCATTCGCGGCCGCAACGGCCTGCTGGTTGGGGTTGTAAAGCGGATGCTCAGTCAGAGTCTCGGGTTTCTTGAACTTGGCCGGGACTCCGTTCTTCCACGATAAACCAAACGCCATCGTCGAGAGGGCGTTTACCTGTTGGTAAATGTCGGACGGCGAAACGGATGCGTTGCCGTTGTTTTTTCCAGATCCGACACGCTTATTCCACTCTTCTGATTTCTCCGCGAAAGGGTCGTAGGAAAGATCGGAGCTTGCGTTCATACATCGCCATGCCCGGTCAATGCCCAACCAAACCGAGTGCAACCTTTGTTGATTCAGGAGGTAGGGATAAAAGTAGTTCCGATAAATGAACTGGATGATTTCCTTACAAAGATCGGGGTCGCTCGCCATATTCGGGTCGATCTGAGGCGTTTGATTGTCGATTGACGGGGCAGTGTCTCTGGGGTCGGGGCTCATTATGCGGGTGCGGTTTGACCGTATTGTTGGATGATTCGTTCGGCCACATTGGCCTGCTGGCAAGAGATGAAATTGAACTGATTTTTCTGCTGCTGACTTCCCATGATCGTCTCGTAAACGCGGGCGGTTCGCTCCATAATCTGCGACGCTTCTACAGGGCCAATCGTTTTTGCGCCAGCCAAAGCGATCCTCGATTGCATGTCGTTGATCAGGATCAGGCAATTCCCGCCCAGCTTCGTGCGTTGCGCCTCGATGGTCAGAACCTCGTCAACCTGGATCGTCTTGATTTCAGGCATCATGCGCTTGGCTCGGGCAGAGCGGTCAGCGAACTCTTTGAGTGGGGACACCCATCCATCAGGCTTTTTCAGACTTCGCTTGTCGGGTTCCCCTGTTGTGTGGCTGATCGGGACCATTTTCCCATCAACCTCAACTTCGTCTCTATGGAAAATATCCTCCTCATCCCCCTGATCCCGTTCGGAGTCAGTGGAAAGCATGGCGTCGGCTTTGGAGTCGCTGATCATCTTGATATTGACTGGTATCCGGTGATTGGGTTGAAAGCAGTATCCGTGGAAGATTGCAAGTCATTTCCATCCCCGTCAACCCCGATTCCAAATATATCAGCGGGTGGGATCCATCGGAATCCTCCCAGAAGCGCGTAGCAAAAGGCATCTGGTATGTCGTCCCCGAGCTCGTCGGGATTGCCTTTGAACTCCCCGGCGTTCTGGCCGCTGCTGTATTGCGCTTGCAAATAGTTTTCCATTCGCTCAATCACGTCCCCGCAATTCCGTGTGACGTAGAGCCGGGTGCCGGGGGCGTATCCTGTGAGCAAATGTAGTCGGGTATGGTCTTTCCGCATCAAATCATTTACATTATCGCACCGGGCGGCGGGTCCAAGCTGGGTTGATTTTCGGATCAGCATCCCCGCCTTTCGGTAGTCATCCGCCCGGGAATCGCGCAAGCTTTCGTTTTTCCGGTTCCAGAGATGCCAGTCTGCCAGTGTAGCCCGAAACTTCTCGCGCACGTATCGTTCTTTGTATCGCATGGCAACCTGATTGTCGGGTCCGATTGTCTTGGTTTCAGTCAATTCATTGCCGGATGCCTCCACTATGTCCTTTACCCGCTCGCTGATCGACCGATTCGTTATTTTGTAGTCACGGTAAAGGATCCATTCGCCAGTTGGGAGCAGCATGGCCCAAACGCACGCGGCGGGGTGCGCAATGCCCTCGTCAATGCCACGGAAAAAGTTCGCCACGCCCCCCCACTTCTCGATTGCTTCCCGGCTATCCATTGGAAGCACGTGAAATTCACGCTCGAAATGATTGAAAACAAGTGGGCTGGATGTAAAAAATCCGCCTCGCGCCCGAACTTTTCCCTCCGCACCCATCTTGGCGTACCGGGCCTTGTCGTCCGCTTTCTTGGCCGCTGGCATGATCCGGTCTGGGATCGTATCGATCCCACCCAAATCCGTGAACGATTTCACCTTGCCAACAAGTGGATATTTCCCCTGGTAACATTGGAACGCCAGTTGAGTTCTTCTGCCGGTGTTCCTCGCCTCGGCTGGCGTGTACGCCCAATATAATGATCCCTCCGACTGCACGCGAGGCAGCGCTTCTCCCAATGTCGCCTTGTCCATTCCCTCATCGAAATTCACGCGCCAACACGCTTTGCCGGACCATGCCAGGGTGTCGGACCCATAGAGTTTCCCATATACGATGTGCCCCCAGCGGGTCTTAAAATACATCTCTGTCTTGTTCCAGTCCTCCTCGTTCTTCGGTCCGCGAGTGGCGATCTCGTAGCTGGGAATCCATTTCCTATATTCGGCACCAACAACTTGTTCCCAATGAGATCGATCAGGCACTCCATGCCAGATTGAACAATGCCGCCCCGCTTTTGGCGGACCTTTCAACCAAGGCAAAATCATCTTCCCGGTCGCTTTCCATGTCGCCCATTCCGGCCGTGGAAGAACCGTGTAGGTGCCTCTCCCAAATTCGTCTTCCATGGGTTGAAACATTGCCCAAGCGGGGTCATTCGGGATCATCCAAAGCAGCGTGTCAATCACCACGGCGGTCGTTTTCCCACCTCTGTTTTCTAGGAAAATCAATACCGACCGATACCCGGTCGGCGCTTCGTCAGGTTCAAATGCGGGATGCCACGCATTCAGGATTTGCGCCTGGTTGTAGCTGGGATAGAAGCTCGCTATTGGGCATGCTGAATCAAAGCTGTCTTTGTACTGCCTCGCGTCCTCAACCAACATCGCGACAAGCGCGGCCGACTTGACCGGGCATGCAACCCCCTTTCGTTCGCTGTGAGACAGGCGCCTACACGCCTCCTCTTTTTCTTCCAATGACCATGTGGAAGCCCAAAGTTCCTGCCAGTTTTCCGGCAGTTCGAGCGATGCCATTCCACGAATATCGGATGGAAACTTGATCATAAATTCACGTCTCGCCGTGCCTTGGCTCGTCGTCGGATCGGAGTAGGAGGGCGCGGGGCGTTCGGCCAAACGCGCTTCCACGCCTTCCATCGGGCTTTCTTTCCGCCCGTCTTGGCGTCCACCGACTCCGTAAGCTTAAATATGCCTTCGTGGGTCAGCATCCAGCCAGAGTAACGCAGCATCAGCGAAAATGTACGCTTAGTCATACAGGCTCCTTATCTCTTTCTCGCGTTGTCAGTTTTCTCGTTCATTGGCAAGGTTTTCAGGCGTTAGGTTGCTTCTCTGTCGCCGAAAGCAACTCTCCCTGCCGCTCCGCACCCCCGCCGCCCACGGGGAACAGAACACCTTGCGCGAGCGCCGCTTTAATTCGTCGCACGGCAGTCTCAAAGTGTGCTGGGTCTTTCTCGATTCCGATGAAGCGTCTCCGCCCTTCGATGCAGGCAATTCCGGTCGTGCCGCTGCCCATGAATGGATCGAGCACGGTCATTCCTTCGAGGCTCGCACGCGCCACGATCCAGCGCATCATTGCGATGGGCTTTGCGCACGGGTGCGGCTGCTCATTGGAGTCGTTCGGATATGTCTGCCCGCAGGAGTTCGCCCGGCTGCCCATACTCCGCGCCAGATATGGGTCTTTGCCGTAGTAGAGGATCGGCTGCATACAGGTGAACCCCCATCGGCCCATGCCCGTCCCAGCCGCCGAGAAGAAACAGCCGATGTCATCCGGGATCGGGTAGAGATGCAGGTTCCTTGTGCCGGGCGTTACCGCCATGCTCGGTGCCGTCACCAGGCACATCCCGATTGCCGCCACAACTACACCTTTGACGTATTCCGGCGTGTCTTCGTGGTTGTATTCTCCATCCCGCGCAGTCACGCCACCGCCGCGCTGCTTTGCTCGCTTCGCCTTCAATTCGACTCCGTATGGCGGATCAGTGATTACCGAGTCCACGCCGGTCAGCGTCGGGATGATTTCTCGGCAGTCGGCGCAGAATAGAGTTACGCCTTCGGCATCAAATCTACGAACTCCGCCCACTCCGCTCCGCCCGCTCCGCTCTGCGAGCGTCGCGCCGGGTAGCCCGGATGTTTCGAGTTCGTTCATAGCTTTCCCCCGCGCTGTCGCAGAGCTTCATCGTTAGCGAGAATGGATTCTTCTTCCGGATCGCCCTTTTCTTCGATGCCGCCCCGGTTCTTTGGCTCGCTGGGCATTTCCTCGCCCCAGCAGCGGTGCTTCTCGTAATACCGCGTGATAGCGGAATGGCATTCGGGGTGGTATCGCCCCGAGAAGAAGTCACCTTCAAATACGCCGGACGTGGCGACGGATCGGTTTCCTTTTTCGATTGGCTCGCAGCACCAGTCACACGATCTGGTTCGGCGGGTCTTTGTCACATTCGTTTCGTTGTGGAAGCTCATGGTTTTGATGTGGGTTGGTGGTTTGGAAGATCGCTAACCAGTTCATGCACCCAATTCCTCGCTCCGCTCGTCATGGGTGATGACGGCGGTAGTGGAACGCGGTCCCTCGCTCATCTCAGCGTTTCCGTCGCCCCCCAGCTCCGCACCCCCGCCGCCCTTCAGAAATGCAACCCAGTGCGTCTTGGCTTGCTTCCCAGTGCGATGTCCGTAGAGCGGCCGCTCGGGAGTGAGCGCGAGGATTTCACGGAGCGGCGCTTCGATCTCGTTCCATTTGAAGATCAGCGTCCCGAAGGGACGCAGAACACGGAAGCACTCGGCGAAGCCTTGGCGAAGCATCTCGCGCCATTCACAGTCAATTACTCCATGCTTTTTCAGCGTCCACGAAGCAGAGGAACGGGGATGGATGGGCGGCGGATCGAAGAGGACGTGAGCGAACGTGTCAGCCGCGAACGGCAGCGCCGTGAAGTCGGCAACCGAGTCGGGATCAACGACGATTTCCCGCTCGCCGTTTTTCACCGAGCAGTCAGCCGTCATATGCCGCGCGCGCCTCTTGTCCACGAACAGCGCGCGAGGGTCCTTACGGTCGAACCAAAACATTCGGGAGCCACATCGGGCATCGAGCACCGGAGGCAGAACAAGGCGCTGCTGAATTGATTCGATATCCATTTGTAAAGTTTTGCTCATAGTTTTTCTCCGTCGTGCCTTAGCTTGTCGTTAAGGAGCTTTTCCAAAGTCGGCGGTTTGCCACGGCCCGACCGCAGATACCCGTCCGCTTTTCTCCTTTTCTCCGTTGATTTTCCCGATGCCATGTGTATTTGTATTGCTTCCAGCGCGGTCTTGGCGGCTGATACGCAGGTGCTATCCGCTGAGTATTGCCATACCATTTCCGTTATTCGGCCGTCTGGCCATCTTGTTCTTATTTGCGATACGTTCAGTCTGCCGCAGTGAGCCTCTAGGTATGCTCCGGCTTCTACCCACGTCCAGCGGCGAATGCGAGCCGCTGGTTTCAGTTTGGTTTTCGTGTTCATAAAGGTTTTCAGACGTTCGCTAGATTTATCAGCGTGCCAGCATGGCAATAGCAGTCAGGCAATTCTTTCGGACACCAGCACGCTAGATTTTTTCCGCGCAGTTCCGGCAGGCGCTCAGCGATGCGCCGGAAGTATGGGTCGATTCCCGGCAGTCCGAGGCGCAGGACAAGCAGTTCCATTTCCACGGCGACCTGATACGACCACGCAGCGCTCATGCGGCAACCGTAGCCTTTCCAAAACGGATTCCCGAAGATTGACGGACGCGACACGACCACCGTGTTTTCGGGCTTTCTCCACCCTCGCTTGCGCGAGAGTTGCACACGCACTGGCGCGCAGGAGTTTTTGGCGCTTTGTGAGTTTTTATTCATTGTGACTCGATGAACCTAATTGCGTTTGGAATATCTGTTGTGGCCACGTCCTCGATGTGGATTGCGTTATCGGAGACGATGCCGTGATCTTGGAGTATATCCATAGCTGTTCCGGGTGTTAACTTGGCATTGATCAGTGCGCGGTTGAGTTTGAAGTTGGAGCTCATTTGTCGTTCGCCAGACGGACTAAGCGCCCGGGTAGCATGGAGTTTTCCAAGAAGCGTGTGTTCTCGGCGTTGTAGGAGATCAGTGCCGAAGGTGCGCCAGAGTTGGCTGCGGCGCGGCGTCCGTCCACATGGTGGAAGTGCAGACGCCCGAAGAGGAAGAAAATCGCATCCGCCTTTGCCCACACATGCGCTTGCCAGTCGGCCGTTTCGGTGCGGGCGAAGATCAGCGCGGTGGCGTTGCCATGTTCCGCACACCTCGCGAGCCATCGGCCAGCCTCGCGACCATACGGAGGATTACAGAAGACGCGACCCTGCCACGCGGCAAGCAGTCCGTTGTCTTTCCATGTGAGATGTTGCGCGGCAGTCGGCCACGGGCGTTCCATTGGCGAGCACGGATCCAAGTCGAACTCTCCAAGGGTGCGGAGAAGTTCAGGTGGTGTCAGCCATTCATCCTTGTCAGCCCTGGCGGAATGATGACCGCCCATCCCCCCGCGAGGCGAACAAAACGCTGCATGAAACGCCGATGGCCAGACCGCCATTGATTCGATATCCATTTGTAAAGTTTTGCTCATAGTTTTTCTCCGTCGTGCTCAACTGCACCACGGCGCGTATTCATCCGACGACAAGCTGTTTTCGCGAGCGCACATCGCGCAGCATGGTCGCAAACATTCGCCGTCGCTGTCGCTGTCGATTTCGTAGATAAACCAGTTGGCTGGCCTCACGGTTGCGCAGGCTTTGCACTTGTATCCCAGCAATGTCTTTTGGGCCGCGATCAAGGCGCGGAACATCGCTACTTCGATGCGGTGTTTTTCAGCGATTCGGCCTTCCTTTTTTGCCACCCAAAGTCGCCGTAGTTTTGTCATCTTGCATCCGGCCGAGCGCCACGACTCACTGGTGACGAGCCGCCAGCCGCATGCTTCCGCCAGTTCTTGAGCGCGTAGCGCCTGCTCAGACGCAGCGAGCTTGTCGCGCAAAAAGCCCAACAAGGCAGTGGTTGTTTGGACGGTTTCCGCCGCCTCGGGATCTATTTTTAGTTTCATGATTTTTCGTGCCGTCGTCGGCGGTGCCAGAGCTAGGCGTTCGATTTACCAGACGCAGCGCATTTCGTGCAGTCCTTGTAGCGGGTGCCGGTAGTCACTCCCCATCCCGCGAACTCCTGACCAGTCCCCAGGCATGTTGCGCACTTCCCGGTTTCCCGTTCCCATGCCGCAACCCATTCCGCATTGGTAATTCGGGAAATCGAACAAGGCGTGCGAGGCAACGCCGATAAAGTCTTTGGCGAGTTCGGGATTCATTTCCGGCGTGCCTCCACTTGATCGATATGCCGCACCATCACGCGGTCCCGCTCCCGCTTTAAGAACCACCTCCGCGAGCCCTCATAGGCGTCGTTGAGCCGGTCGGTGCTGGATTTTGCGTTGTAATATTCTGACCGCGCGAGCGCGAGCGTTTCGCCGGGGCGCATAGCATCCATTCGTCTCCGCGTCTCCGACCACCGTGCCCGCTGAAAACGTGCCAACAACGGCATATCAAGACAGTGCAGAGAACGGCGGGCCACCGCCTCACGCGAGATCACGCCCTACCTCCGCCGTCTCTGACCTCTGCGTTCACCCTTCCAACGCTACCCCTTTTCAGTTTCTCTGTGACAATTCCAACTAGTAATGTCGCACAAGCCTTGTCGAGCGCTGCACCGGACATTTCTTGATTCCACTCTTTGATCATGGCCTTGATCTCCTTTTTGCTGATTGTCGCCCCGCGCACGAACCGAGCGTCGTCTATGCCGTATTTATCGCGCAACCTGGAGAACAACGCCCCCATGTCAGAAACCTCGCTAGTTTTTGACCCTTCCCCTCGTTCAAGACCGGGGATGGATTCTGCGTCCACTCGCTTCTCGATTTCTTCACGGGCTGTTTTCAGGATGGTTTGAGCAAACGTGACCTGATCAAATAGTTGTGCCAATCGGTCGGGTGCGAGTGATGCAATCTTGTGGGTGACGAGATCCACCGGGCCGAGCCTTTCGACTACGGCGACGGCCTTGGCGTTCGCTTCCGGGCAATTAGGCTTGAACCGGCACCATTTGCATTGTTTCTCGCCAGGGTTGCGCGGGGCGTTGGGGTCCATGGCGGCAATCGCCACTCGCTCCGACCAATCAATCGCTGCGTCGATTTCTTCACCACGATAGACAACGGGCTCCGGTTTGCCTGTCATACGCTGAATGATGGCTCCGGTGATTGTAAACACAGCGTCGTACGAATGCCCGACCAGTGCGACTAGGCTGCGGAGTTGCCCATTGTCTTTCGAGTCTGATACGTCGCCCGGAAGACTTTTGTAGTCAATAATAAGCGCGTGATCCCGGCTTATTACAATCCTGTCTCCCTGTCCGGTCATCAATGGCACGCCGTCCCGGCTCGACAACAGCAATCGTCGTTCGATTAGTTCAGAGCAATCAGTGATTTCATTCGCTTGCTTCCACCATTCTACAAGATCATTGCCTTTTTTCCAGAGATCAATAGCGGCGGAGTTTACTGATTCATCAATGTCTCGATGCGCGGCGTTTCCATTAGCCATCTCGCAGAGAACGAAATGAACACGGTCGCCAAACGTGGTGTCCTTGGTTCTGGTGTCCTCGATGCCTTGGCACGCCAGATGCCTGCCGGGGCAGAGTTCCAATGCTTCCATGGATGAAGCGCTTGGAAGTCCCATTCGTGGATCGTCGCTCATTTGTCAGAAAGGAATATCATCTTCCTGCGATTGGCTGTTGGACGGTTGCTGTCGTGCTGGCTGCGATGGCTGTCGGATAGCCCCAATATTCTTCCAGTTGCCTATGATCGGGCCCTTGACGCCTGCCGCACGCTGTTCCTTGGAAACTCCCTGAACAACAAATCCATCGTTGCCGTAATTGTCAGGCTTATCAAAGCAAACCAGATCAATGTATTGCCCGACTTTTCCTGTAACGGCATCAGGTTTTTTTCCCGGCTTGATCAATGCCTTGTCAATTTTGGTTACGTTGATGCTTATGGACATCATGGCAATGCCTCCCCTTCGAGGTAGGCGCTGGTCTTTTCGGTGGAGTGGGCGGGCGGTAGGACGTGCGGCCAGTTGTCTAACACAAAGCGGGCATCGTCATTGGACAGGTCAAGGGTATTCCATGCGCCATGCGCTTTGCCGACTGTCTGGAGATAGGCCAGAACGTCGCCCGATGTGACTTTTCCATCGGCGGATAGCTTGTCGATTCGGG